AGATGGTAGAGTTATAGGCTCTGGAATGGCAGAAGAAATTCGTGGGGATGGTTTTGTTAATACTACATCTGCGTTAGAGAATGGAGAAACGTCATCAATAGGTCGTGCTTTAGCCTCACTAGGTCTTAGTGGTGGCGAATATGCAAGTGCGAATGAGTTAGAAACTGCAAACAGAAACAGAGAAAATTTAGAGAACACCTCTTCAAACGATGAAGGGGAAAAGTCTGAGGTGGAAGATCTTGCGAACTCCTCATCCGTTGACCTTCCACCTCAACCATCTTGGGAAGACATAATGTCTCGTGCCTCCAAAGAGATAGATGATATTAAAGGTAAAATGTATAATCTTGATATAAGAAAAAAGGCTAGACTTAATGATTTAAGAGGATTGTACCCTAAGATGAAAGAAAAGTATGGGGACTATGAAAGATGGGATGAAATGCATCAAATGTTTAAACTTGCACAAACTGATTTGGAGAAAGCCTAGATATGTCTTATTTAGAAAAGTGGGAGTGTGATGGGTGTGGAAAAGAATTTGATAAGACACAAATTGTCGAGTCAATACAACAACCTTACTACGCTTGTCATACTTGTGAAAATGAATTGATAAAA